ATGGTTCAGCCTGTCAGCGTCGAACGCTGGGCGGCCATTCGCGCCTTGCGCGAAGGCGAGCCGCCGACATTTCCGCTCCTCGCCGCAGCCGCAGACTTGCATCCGGCCACGGTGAAGGAGCGTGCTTCGCGCGAGAACTGGGACAAGCAGGACTTCCAGAGCAGCATTGCGCGAGAGAATTGGCGCGATCATGCCAGGCCGGCAGCGGTCGAGCCTGCGCGGCTGTTGGTGGAGGCGGATGATGGCGAACTCCATCCCATACCGCTCGGCGATTTCGTCGCCCGCCAATTGGCCGAGATGGTCAGCGAAGTGGAGACCAATGGCGGCAAGCTCAACAAGACGCAGATCGACGCCTTGTGGTCGATGGTTCGGACAGCGGAACGCTCCGAACTCTTGAAGAAGGAGCAGGTGACGGAGAGCGGGGCGACGGACGATGCAGAACTCGCAGCAAGGCTTGAAAAGCTCGATGACAGGATCGTCGAACTGGCTGAGGCACATGCAGAACGGCTGGTCGGCCAGCAACATCGAGCCGCGGTGGACTGAGCGGCTTCTGGGCGAATGGGTCGGCCGGGCGCTGCCGGAACAGTACCGCTGCCATCGGATGCTTGGCACCTGGCTGGTGATGGGCGGGCGCGGTGCCGGCAAAACGCGGCTGGGCGCAGAATGGGTAAACGGCCTCGTCCGGGGGTTGCGCCCCTTTGCCGATTGGAAATACCGAACCATCGCACTTGTCGGCGAGACTTTTTCCGATGTGCGCGAGGTGATGATCGACGGGCCTTCCGGGATAAGGACGATTGCACGCGGCAGCCGCCCGCGTTTCGAAGTGAGCCGGCGGCGATTGCTGTGGGACAATGGCGCGGTGGCGCAGGTATTCTCCTCGGAAGACCCGGAAAGCTTGCGCGGGCCACAATTCGAAGCGGCTTGGCTGGATGAGTTCGTCAAATGGAAGAACCTTCAGGCCTGCTGGGACATGCTGCAGTTTGGGCTGAGGCTGGGGGAGCAGCCGCGCCAGTTGATCACGACGACGCCGAAGCCGCTGCCTCTGCTGAAAAGCCTGCTGGGCGATCCGTCTGTGGCGGTGACCCGGCTGAGGACCGAGGACAATGCGAAAAACCTCGCCGCCGGTTTTTTGAAAGCGGTGAAGAGCCGTTACGGAGGCAGCCGGCTCGGGCGGCAGGAACTTGACGGCGAACTGATCGAGGACCGTGAAGATGCCCTTTGGTCGCGCCAGATGATCGAACAGGCGCAGACCGGCGGCGTTTTGGAGTTGCGCCGGATCGTCGTTGCAGTCGATCCGCCGGCAAGCTCGCGCAAGACGTCCGATGCCTGCGGCATCGTCGCGGCGGGATTGGATGATGACGGCTGCGCGGTGGTGATTGCCGATGCGACCGTGAGTGCGGCAAAGCCGCAGGAATGGGCTCAAAGGGCGGTTGCTCTTTTTCACAGGTTGCAGGCTGATTGCCTTGTGGTCGAGGTGAACCAGGGTGGCGAGATGGCGACATCCGTGATCCGGACCGTTGACGCGGAAGTGCCGGTCAAACCGGTGCGGGCGCAGCGCGGCAAGTGGCTCAGGGCCGAACCGGTCGCGGCACTTTACCAGCAAGGCAAAGTCCGCCATGCGGAGCGCTTCGCAGAACTTGAAGACGAGATGTGCGACTTCGGGCCGAACGGGCTGTCCAATGGCCGCTCGCCGGACCGGATGGACGCACTGGTGTGGGCTGTGACCGAGTTGATGTCGGGTCGGGTAGTGAGGCCGCGAATACGCGACTTCATCTGAGAAATCGACCGCCCCATATCCGAAATCGGAATAACATAGGATTTGCAATGGCTTGGAAATGGCCCTGGCCTCGCGCTGCGGGGAGTGACGGCGTGCGCGTGGAAACCAAGAGCGGCGGCGGCGGCGGCTTCATCGCCCTCCACCAGCAGGGCGAGGCGCATTGGACGCGGCGCGATTATGCGACGCTGGCGCGTGAAGGTTTCATGCGCAACCCGATCGTACACCGCGCGGTGAGACTGGTTTCGGAAGCCGCCTCGACCGTGCCGTGGCTGCTCTACAGCGGTGCTGCCGAACTGGTGGAACATCCGCTGCTGGCGCTGCTGGAACGGCCCAACCAGCGGCAGGCTGGCGCGACCTTTCTGGAGGCGCTTTACGGCCACCTGCTTTTGGCCGGCAACGCCTATGTCGAACTCATCGATCTGGGCGAGGGCGCGCGTGAACTGCATCTTCTGCGTCCCGACAGGGTGTCGGTCGCGACCGATGCGAGCGGCTGGCCAATTGCGCTCGACCATCGCGAAGGAAGTTCGCGCCGCCGCGTTGCCCTGGGATTGGGTGAACAGGGTGGGGCGGCACACCTGACGCTGTTTCATCCGCTGGAGGATCACTACGGGTTCCCTCCGCTGGAGGCAGCGTCGATGGCGCTCGACACGCACAATGCGGCGGGGCGCTGGAACAAGGCGCTGCTCGACAATTCGGCACGGCCCTCAGGCGCGCTGGTCTATGCGCCCAAGGAAGGCGGCAACCTGACCGACGAACAGTTCGACCGGCTGAAAGCCGAACTGGAACAGGGATATTCCGGCCCGACACGCGCGGGGCGGCCACTGCTGCTGGAAGGCGGGCTCGATTGGAAGGCTATGGGGCTGACGCCGAAGGACATGGATTTCGTCGAGGCGAAGCATTCGGCAAGCCGCGACATTGCCCTGGCTTTCGGGGTGCCGCCAATGCTGCTCGGCATTCCGGGCGACAACACCTATGCCAACTACCAGGAAGCGAACCGCGCCTTTTACCGGCTGACGGTGCTGCCATTGGTGGCGCGCACGGCAAAGGACCTCTCGGCGTGGCTCGGGCCAGTCTTCGGTGACGGACTGCGGCTGTGGTTCGACGCGGACCGTATCGATGGTCTGAGCGGTGACCGCGACGCGCTGTGGACGCGCTTGGAAGCGGCTTCCTTCCTGACCGAGGACGAGAAGCGCGAGGCGGTGGGGTATCAGCCAAGGGGCAGGGAATAGGGCAGTAGGGCAGTAGGGCAGTAGGGGAAAGAGGTGGTGTCGGTGACCGCGCGGGCTTCCGCCGTCTCGGGTTCGTCCCGCTTCCTGCCCCGCACCTAAACACCTACTGCCTTACTGCCCTATCCCCCTAACCCCCTCACTTTTCACGATTGGAGCGGACGAACATGAACGACGACACCTGGCTGTGGGTAGCCAAGGGTGCCGGCGCCATCGCGGGTTCGGCGATTTCGCTGGCTTACATTTTGCCGCACGGACGCCGCGAGGCGGCGACGCGCTTTGCGGTCGGCGTGGTGTGCGGGCTGGTTTTCGGCGGCAGCGCCGGACTGAAGGTGGCGACGGAACTCGGCATCGCAAATGCGATCGGCTCGCTCGAACTGATGTTGATGGGCTCGGCTGCCGCCAGCCTGTGCGCGTGGTGGGCGCTGGGCTTCATCATGCGGGCATTTGTCCAGAGCTGGCCGCCCGGGCCAATTCAGGCGACGCAAAAAGGTGCGAATGAACAGGAGACGGCCGATGAGCGCTGACGCCTTGGCAAGAAGATGCGATCGCAAGTTCGTCGATGCCGTGCTGGGGGATGTCGAGCATGATGGCACTTTCTCAGGCTATGCCAGCCTGTTTGGCCGGGTCGATCTCGGCAAGGACGTGGTCGAGCGGGGCGCGTTTTCCAATTCGCTGCTGAGGCGCAAGGCGTCAGGCATTCGCATGCTGTTCCAGCATGATCCGAACGAGCCGATAGGGGTTTGGACCGAAATCAGGGAAGACCAGCGCGGCCTGTTCGTGCGCGGGCGGCTTAACAGCGATGTGGGCCGCGCCCGCGAAGTGCTGAGCCTGATGCGCAGCGGCGCGCTGGATGGACTGTCGATCGGCTTCAAGGCGATCAAGACGCGGCGTGACGTAGCGAACGGCGTGCGGCGTATATTCGAGGCCGATCTTTGGGAAATCTCGGTGGTGACTTTTCCCATGCTTCCCGGCGCACGGATCGAAACGGTGAAGGGCAGGCGCAACCGGTTGCTGCCCACTCTCAAGGAATTCGAAACCTGGCTGCGGCGCGATGCCGGGCTTTCCAGGAATGACGCGCGCACGGTCATGACCAAGGGCTTCGAAAGCCTCGTGCGCACGGTGGATGTCACTCCGGGATCTCCGAAGGACCTCGCCATGCGCATCCGCGCATTCACACGCATCATCAACAAAAGAGGACTGTCCATATGAACGCATTTGAGAGCCCTGAGCCGATCGAAACGAAATCGGCCAGCGGCGACTATCTCGACCTGAAGGATGCCTTCGGTGACTTCATGACCACGTTCGAATCCTTCAAGGAGAGCAATGACGAAAAGCTGGCGGAACTGGAAGGACGCCTGGGCGCCGATGTGCTGACCACCGAGAAGGTGGAGCGCATTTCGCGCGCGCTGGACGAGCAGAAGCGGGCCATCGACACCCTTGCCCTGAAGAAGATGCGGCCAGTGCTGGGCCGCGACGGGCAGCCAGCGCCGTCTGAGCATAAGAGCGCGTTCGAGGCCTATATGCGCCAGGGCGACGACCGCTTGCTGCGCTCGCTCGATGCCAAGGCGATGTCCTACGGGTCGGGCCAGGATGGCGGCTATCTGGTGCCGCCCGAGACCGAAACGGAAATCGGCAAGCGGCTTTCGACGCTGTCGCCGATCCGCGCGATCGCTTCGGTGCGGCAGGTTTCGGCGGCGGTGCTGAAGAAGCCGTTTTCGGTGAGCGGCCCCGCGGTCGGCTGGGTGGCCGAGACGGCGGCGCGCCCGCAGACCAATACGGCGACGCTGGCCGAACTGCAGTTTCCGACCATGGAGCTTTACGCCATGCCGGCAGCGACGGCGTCCTTGCTGGAAGATGCGGTGGTCGATCTCGACCAGTGGATTTCGAGCGAGGTCGAGGCGGCTTTCGCCGAGCAGGAGGGCGCGGCCTTTGTCTCTGGCGACGGCAACAGCAAGCCGAAAGGTTTCCTGAGCTACGACAAGGTTGCCGAAAGTGCCTGGGAATGGGGCAAGGTTGGCTACACGCTGACAGGGGTGGCCGGCGCGCTGCCGGCGGAGGACGCTTCGGACGTTCTGATCGACACGATCTATGCGCTGAAGGCGGGCTATCGGCAAAACGCCAACTGGGTGATGAACCGCAAGACGCAGGCGGCGATCCGCAAGCTGAAGGACGGCGACGGCAACTATCTGTGGCAACCGCCGGCGGCGCCCGGCCAGAAGGCCATGCTGATGGGCTTTCCTCTGGTCGAGGCCGAGGATATGCCCGACATCGGCAACGATGCGACGCCGGTCGCCTTCGGCGATTTCGGGCGCGGCTACCTGGTGGTCGACCGCGCAGGCGTCAGGGTGCTGCGCGATCCCTACTCCGCTAAGCCCTATGTGCTGTTCTACACCACCAAGCGCGTGGGCGGCGGCGTGCAGGACTTCGACGCGATCAAGCTGCTCAAGTTCGGCACCGTCTGAGCATAGGCGGCGCGGTTTGGGCCGCGCTGGCAAGTGCACGAAGCGGCCCCGGTATCACGCGCCGGGGCCACAACTTTTCCCCCTCGCTCCACAAGGCAATCGAATGACATTGATGCGAACCGTCGCTCCGGCGGTCGAACCCGTGACGCTGGCCGAGGTGAAGGCGCATCTGCGCCTCGACCACGCGTCGGAGGATGAACTTCTGGGCGGCCTGATCCGCGCCGCCCGCGAAGAGGTCGAACGTGCGACCGGCCTGGCGCTGATCGACCAGGACTGGCGGCTGGTGTTGGACGAATGGCCGGCCAATGGGTCGATCACTATTGCGCTGCATCCGGTGAAGACGATTACGTCGGTGACCTCATATGGCACCGAGGGCGAGGCTTCGCAGGTCGATCCGGCGAGCTATCAGGCGGATACGGTGTCGAGGCCGGCGCGGCTGCATTTCGAGGCGGTACCGAAGGCGCTGCGCGCCATGAACGGCATCGAGGTGGACTTCAAGGCAGGCTTCGGCGAGGCGGGAACCGATGTGCCGGACCTGTTGCGCCGCGCCCTCGTGCTTCTCGTCGCGCATTGGTACGAATTCAGGGCGAGCTTCGGGCCGAACGACCAGCCGGTGGGCTACCCCGCCGGTTATGAGCGGCTGATTGCCGGCTATCGCCTGCGGAGGCTCTGATGCAGGCGACGTTCCTCAATCCGGGTGTTTTGCGCACCGAGCTGGCGTTGGAAATAGCGGCGCGCGTCGCCGATGATCTCGGCGGCTTTTCCGAGAGCTGGGCCGAAGTGGCAACGGTGTTCGCGCGGATCGAGCCGCTGGCGGCGCAAAGCAGGTTCGGCGCTGACCAGACGCTTGAAACGGTGACGCACCGCATCACGCTTCGACATCGGGACGGCGTGGCAAGCGGCATGCGGTTCAGGCGGCATGCGCGGTTGTTCGATATCCTCACGGTTCACGATCCCGATGAAAGCGGACGTTATCTGGTGTGCAGGGTGAGGGAGAAAGGCGCATGAACCTGACCATGGCGATAACGCTGGACGGGCTGGTTCGCGCCTTGCGCTGGAAGGCCCACGACCTCGCCGAAAGCACCGAAAACGGCTACGCTGGCAGCCGCGATATCCCGCCCGTGGAGCCGTCGGCTCGCTTTGGGATCGATGGTGACCGGGCGGAAGGAGCAGGCGATGAACTCCGCAGCCGCTGACCTGCAAAAGGCGCTGTTTTTCGAACTCAATGACGATGCAACGCTGACTGCCCTTCTGGGCGGACAGAATGTGTTCGACCTGGCGCCGGACAAGACGGCGTTTCCCTATGTGACCTTTGGGCGGACCAGCATTTTCGACTGGAGCACCGGTACGGAAAGCGGCACCGAGCAGCTTTGCACGCTGCACATCTGGTCGAAGGCCAAGGGCAAGAAGGAAGCGTTCGACATCATGGCCGCGATGCGCGCCAGGCTCGATCAGGCACCGCTCGAACTCGGCGCGCATCATCTCGTCAATTTCCGTTTCGAGTTCGCAGAAGTGCTCTTCGACGAGGAGCAGGCCGTCTACCACGGGCTGCTGCGCTTCCGCGCCGTGATCGAAGACATCTGATCCGCGTGATCCGCGCGCGCGGATCATTTTCAATTTCCGGACAAGGAGACCGACATGGTCGCACAGAAGGGCAAGGACCTTCTTCTCAAGATCGATTCCGATGGGCTGGGCACATTCGTCACCGTTGCGGGTTTGCGCTCCAAGCGCATCGCCTTCAACAGCGAGACGGTTGACGTCACCGACGCGGATTCTGCCGGACGGTGGCGCGAATTGCTGGCCGGAAGCGGTGTGCAGCGAGCCGCCGTCAGCGGCTCCGGCATATTCAAGGATGCCCAATCCGACGCATTGATCCGCACGCGCTTCTTCGCCGGCGAGATCGGTAACTGGCAGATGGCAGTACCCGACTTCGGCGTCGTGACCGGTGCGTTCCAGATCACGTCGCTGGAATATACCGGCGCGCATGATGGCGAGGTAACGTTCGAAATGGCGCTCGAATCTGCCGGGCCCGTTACGTTTGCGGTGACGCCATGAGCGCCAACAGACGCCGAGGCGAAATATCCGCTGAACTCGATGGCAGGCAGGTCAGGCTTTGCCTGACGCTTGGCGCATTGGCCGAGCTTGAGGCGGCCTATGCTGCCGATGATCTTGGCATGCTGGTGGAGCGCTTCTCGACAGGCCGGCTTTCGGCGCTGGACATGATACGGATCATTGGCGCCGGCCTGCGCGGCGCGGGCGATGACGTCAGCGACGAGGCGGTCAAGACGATGCAGACAGCAGACGGCGCAGCAGGGTTCGCCGCCATCGTGACCGAACTTCTGACAACGACATTTGGGGCAGGCTCCGCCAAGGATCGGCCCGCAAACCCCTAGCAGCCGCAGCGGGCCGGGCAGCCTTTCCCTGGGACGAGGTCATGGCGGTTGGCTTCGGTCTGCTGCGGCTTTCACCAAGCGCATTCTGGGCGATGACGCCGATCGAGTTCGAGCGGGCGGCCCGACCCTTTTCAAAGCGGGTCGTGGCGCCTGCGCGGGCGGATATGGCCAGACTGATGCGCATATTTCCGGACAATTTAAGCAAGGAGGCGGGTCTTGGCTGAAGACGTGGTCGTGGCGATCAGGGCGGATACCGCGCCCTTTCAGGCTGCACTGGCAAATCTTGAAAAGCTGTCCGGAAGCTTCGGCGATCAACTGGCGGGCGCGCTCAAGGGCGCGACCGTAAATGGCAGGCAGCTTGATGACGTGCTGCGCAGGCTGGGCCTCAACCTGGCAGGGATGGCGCTGTCGCAAGGGTTGAAGCCGCTGACGAACCTGGCCGGGTCGCTGTTTGCCAACCTGTTCGGCGGATTGGCAGGAGCGCTGCCCTTCGCGAAAGGCGGGGTGACGGGTGCGCCAATTCCATTTGCCTCGGGCGGCGTGGTTTCGGCACCGACCTATTTCCCGATGGGCGGCCAGCTTGGCCTGATGGGCGAAGCCGGCAGCGAAGCGATCCTGCCGCTAAGACGCGGCGCCGATGGCAGCCTTGGGGTTGCCGCTTCGGCGGGAAGTACGCCGGTCAATGTAGTGTTCAACGTCAAGGCGCAGGATGCGGCGTCCTTCCGCAAATCCGAGGCGCAGATAACCGGCATGCTGGCGCGGGCGGTATCGCGCGGAACACGAACATTTTGAGGTGAATGGTGTCGGATCTGGCAAGCTTCCATGACGTTCTTTTTCCTCTCGGCGTGTCGTTCGGCGCGACGGGGGGACCGGAGCGGCGCAACGAGATCATTTCTCTGACTTCGGGACGGGAAAAGCGTAACAGCCGCTTCGCGAATTCACGCCGCCACTATGACGCCGGCACAGGGCTGCGGTCGCTGGACGATTTGCAGGAAGTGATCGCCTTCTTCGAGGCGCGGCGCGGCTCGCTGCACGCTTTCCGTTTTCGCGATCCGTTCGAGATGAAGTCCTGTGCGCCAGCACTGGCACCCTCAGCCATGGACCAATCGCTTGGCTTCGGAGATGGCACGGTTTCACGCTTTGCACTTGTCAAAGTGTACGGCTCGGGCGCCGACGCCTATCAGCGGTCGATCAGGAAGCCGGTTGCAGCAACGCTGCGCGTGGCAGTGGCCGGCCTGGAGCGCCCCGCTGCGGACTTTTCGTTCGATCAAACGACGGGCGAAGTCGTTTTCACCGAAGCCGCCAAGCCGGGCGCTGGTCAGCGGGTTACAGCCGGTTTCGAGTTCGATGTTCCGGTTCGCTTCGACACCGAGCGGATCGCCATCAGCCTCAAGGCTTTCAAAGCCGGGCAAATTCCGTCGATCCCTCTTGTCGAGGTTCAGCTATGACCGACTATCCGCAGGAACTTGCTGACCATTTCAACCGCGACGTGACGAGCATATGCCATTGCTGGCGGCTGACCAGGAAGGACGACGCAACGCTGGGCTTTACGGATCACGACCGTAAATTGTTCGTGGATGGCACGTTGTTCGAACCGGAAAGTGGCCTCAGTTCCAGCGAGGCGCGCCAGTCACTTGGCCTTTCCGTCGATACCTTGGACGTGGAGGGCGTATTGTCGTCCGAACGCATCACGGACGAGGACATCGCCTTTGGCGTCTATGATGGCGCGAAGGTCGAGACCTATCTTGTCAATTGGCGGCAGCCGGAGAAGTTCGCCCGCATCAAGGTTGCGACAATCGGCAAGATAACTCGTCGCGATGGCAGTTTCGTTGCCGAACTTGAAAGCCCGGCGCATCAACTGGATCAGTCGAACGGGCGTTATGTGACGCGAAAATGCGACGCGGAACTGGGCGATGCGCGCTGTCGTGTTCTGCTCGACCAGCCGGCTTTCAACGGGCTGGGCGAGGTGGCAGGGTTCGATGCGGCCGAGGAACTTCGTGTGTCCGGTCTGGCCGGGTTCGAGACGGGATGGTTTTCATTCGGTGCGCTGACATGGACGAGCGGAGCGCGGACGGGGCGTGCCGAGCGCATCGTTGACCATAGGCGTGACGGCGATGTGGTGTTGCTGGTTCTGCAACCCATATTCGGGCCGACAGTTCAGACAGGCGATGCATTCAAGGTCGTGGCCGGCTGCGACCACAGCTTTGCGACATGCAAGGCCAAGTTTGCCAATGCTTTGAATTTCCGTGGCTTTCCACACCTGCCGGGAAACGATGCAGCCTACGCCTATGTCTCCGATGGCGGCAATTTCGACGGCGGCCCGGTGGTGCCATGAACGTGGCAAAAACCATTGGTGCGCGACCGGAGGCAGACGAAATCGTTGCGGAAGCGTTATCCTGGTTGGGAACGCCATATCGGCATCAGGCGTACAGCAAGGGCGTGGGTTGCGATTGCCTCGGCCTGATCCGAGGTGTTTGGCGTTCGCTTTATGGCGATGAACTCGAAGTGCCGGCCGACTATGCGCCCGACTGGGCGGAAGCGAGTGGAGAAGAGCGGCTGCTTCTCGGAGCAGGGCGTAATCTCAAGCCCAAGCCGCTGGGTGCATTTGCTGCCGGTGACGTGCTGGTATTTCGCTGGCGGCCGCATTTGCCGGCCAAGCACGCGGGCATCGCGCTGAGCCAAAGCCATTTCGTCCACGCCTACCAGGGCGGTGGATCGGTGGTGAAGTCTGCGCTGGTCTCGCAGTGGCGACGGCGTCTTGCGGGCGTGTTCGTCTTTCCAAATTCTTGAACTTCCTACGCCGGAGCATTTCATGGCGACAATCTTGCTGCAGGCGGCGGGCGCCTATTTGGGCGGCTTTCTTGGTTCGGTCGGTGGTGCTGTGGGCTCTGCTGTCGGCGCCCTGGCCGGCTATGCAATCAACCGCGCGCTGATCAACGGCACGCAGCGGATCGAGGGTCCGCGATTGGCCAATGCGCGGCCATTCAGCGCCGAGGAAGGGGCTGCGATCCCGCGCCTCTATGGCACCGCGAGGCTCGGTGGCACGCTGATCTGGGCGACCCGTTTCGAAGAAAGCCGCACGACAAGGCGGCAAGGCAAGCTGGGGCCGAAGGTCACGGAATTTTCGTACTACGCCAATGCCGCGTTCCTGCTGTGCGAAGGGGAGATCGCCGGCATCCGGCGTGTGTGGGCAGACGGACGGGAAATCGACCGGGAAACTGTCGAGTTCAGGATCTATCGCGGCAGCGAAGATCAGCCGGCCGATCCGCTCATCGAAGCCAAGCAGGGCGAGGGCAATACGCCTGCCTATCGCGGCGTGGCCTATGTCGTGGTCGACCGGCTGGATATCGGCAGCTTTGGCAACCGTATCCCGCAACTGCAATTCGAAGTGATCCGCCCGGTGGGCAAGCTGCGCACGGCGGTCAAGTCGGTGGCGCTGTTGCCTGGCGCAACCGAGTACGGCCTTTCACCGAAGCTGGTGACGCGCCAGAAGCGACCGGGAGAACAGCAGGCGCTCAACCGCAACGTGCTTTTCGCCGGCACCGATATCGCGGCCTCGCTCGACGAATTGCAAATGACATGCCCGAACCTGAAGCACATTGCGCTGGTGGTGACATGGTTCGGCGACGATCTGCGCGCCGGGCATTGCCGAATCCGGCCGGCAGTGATCACGAGCAATGGCGGCGGGCTGTCGAGCAACTGGCTGGTGTCGGGGACGGCCAGACAAGGCGCGATGGTGGTCTCGCAACATGACGGCGGCGCTGCCTATGGCGGTACGCCCTCGGATCGCAGCGTGCTCGACGCCATTGCCGAGATCAAGGCGCGCGGATTTGGCGTGACGCTTTACCCCTTCGTCATGATGGATATTGCCGATGGCAATGGATTGCCGGACCCTTATGGCGGTTCGAGCCAGCCAAGCTATCCGTGGCGGGGGCGCATCAGTTGCGATCCCGCACCTTTGCAAGCAGGGACAGCCGACAAGACTGGAACTGCGCGGACACAGGTCGCGTCGTTTTGCGGCGCTGCGCTGCCATCCCAGTTTGCAGATGGCGGCGATACGGTCTTGTTTTCCGGAACGCCAAGTGATTGGGGCTACCGCCGTTTCATCCTTCACTATGCGCGTCTTGCGCTGAAAGCGGGTGGCGTCGAAGCGTTCCTGCTTGGCAGCGAGTTGCGCGGCCTGACCACGGTGCGCGACGATGAAGGGACCTTCCCGTTCGTCGGCCAACTGGCGGCGCTTGCCGCTGATGTGCGGGCTGTTCTGGGGCCAGCGGTGCGCCTTACCTACGGCGCCGACTGGAGCGAGTATTTCGGCTACCAACCGGCGGATGGCTCAGGCGATGTGCTGTTCCATCTCGATCCGCTATGGGCGCATCCGGCGATCGATGCGGTTGGCATCGACAACTACATGCCGCTTTCGGATTGGCGCGATGGAGACTATGCCGGTGGCAGCCCGGACGGTTTTGCCGGGCCGTATGACCCGGCGGGCCTGAAGGCAGCGATAAATTCCGGCGAGGGGTTCGACTGGTACTATGAGAGCGATGAGGCCCGCGCGGCGCGGCAGCGTTCGCCGATCACCGACGGTGCCTACGGCAAGCCCTGGGTGTTTCGTTACAAGGACATCGTCAACTGGTGGTCGAACGCGCATTTCGACCGGATCGGTGGGGTCGAGGCCGCGACGCCAACTGCTTGGGTGGCACGGGGCAAGCCCATCTGGCTGACAGAGGTCGGCGCGCCGGCGGTGGACAAGGGACCGAACCAGCCAAACATGTTTCCCGACCCGAAATCGGCGGAAAGCGGATCGCCCTACTTTTCCAATGGCGGTCGTTCTGACCATGCCCAGCGCAGCCTGATCGAAGCGCATATGGCGCATTGGGACCCTGCGACATTGGGTTTCAACGAAGCCGGCAATCCGGTTTCGAACGTGTATGGCGGCAACATGCTCGACCCGGAGCGGATATATCTTTGGGCTTGGGATGCAAGGCCGTTTCCGGCTTTTCCGCAGCGGACCGATTTGTGGTCGGACGGTGCGAACTGGTTTTCGGGCCACTGGCTGAACGGGCGGCTGGCAAGCCCGGACCTGGCTTCGCTGGTGAATGCCATCCTGGCCGATCACGGCCAGCCGCCGGCATTGGTCGAAGGCGTCGAGGGAATGGTCCACGGCTATGTCGTGGCCGATCCCTCTTCGGTGCGGGCCGCGCTGGAACCGCTGGTCGACCTCTTCGACCTTGCCGTGATCGAGACGCCGGATGGGCTTGCTTTCGAAAAGGCAGGCGCAGGGCGCTCGGGGGTCATCGAAGTAAATGAGTTGGCGAGCGAAGAAGGGGTGCCGCTGGTCGAGACGGTTCGCAATCCGGATCACGAGTTTCCGGCCGAGGCGTTGCTGACGTTTACCGATCCGATGGCGGAATATCAGGCCGGTACAGCCAGGACGCGGCGGCTAGGTGCGGTTGGCAGACGGCAACGGACGATCGTATTTCCGGGCGTGATCGAGAGCGGACAGGCGAGCGCCCTGATCGAGGACTGGCTGCAGCGGGCCTGGTATCAGCGCGAGGCTGTGAGTTTTTCCGTTGCACAGCCGAATGCGGACATCGTTCCGGGTGCGGTCGTGAGATTGCCGGGCTCAGGGAGCAGTTCGGACTTCCTGGTGACGGGCGTCGAGGACGGCCTCGTGCGACGGGTGTCTGCGCGGCAGATTGCCTTTGCGGCGCCGAGCCCCTGGCGCAGTGTGCTGAGCCAGCCACCGGCAGCTGCGCTGGTGTCCGCTGGCCAACCGCATGCGGTGTTTCTCGACCTACCGAGCGGTGTGGGAGAGGGCACGCCTGCCGAGCAGTTTCGTGTCGCGGTATGGCAAAAGCCGTGGCGCAGCCAGATCCTGTTTACATCCCCGGAATTGACCGGCTTCGCGCCAAGAGGGCTGGTCTTGCGGCCAGCGATGCTGGGCCGTTTGCTCGAACCGTTGGCACCCGGCGTCGAGGGGCGGATTTCCAGCGCGAAGTCTGTAGCGGTCGAGCTTTTCGACGCCGAGGTTTCAAGCGTCAGCCTGTTGCAGTTGCTGAACGGGGCGAATGCGGCGGCGGTTCGATCTCTATCCGGGGCTTGGGAAATCCTGCAATTTCAACAGGCCGAGGAGATTGCGCCGCAGCAGTGGCGCTTGACAGGCTTGCTCAGGGGGCAGCTAGGCACCGGCGACGCGATGGCTGTAGGTTCCGCTGCCGAAGCCGATTTCGTCATTCTAGACGATGGCGTTGTTCCCGCAGGGCTTTTGCCGGGAGAGGTGGGTCTTGAGCTCAACTGGCGGGTCGGCCCGTCCGGTTCGGATATATCCGGTCTTCAATTCGTGACGAGCCGGCAAATCGGAGGGCTACGGGCGCAATTGCCGCTTTCGCCGGTTCATTTGCGGGCAAGTCGGTCTGCCGGAGATGTGCTGCTGTCGTGGGTAAGGCGTGGCCGCATCGGGGCGGATAGCTGGGATGCCGCAGAAATCCCGCTGGGCGAGGAGCGCGAAGAATACAGGCTGGAAATCGCGGGGCCAGGCGGTCCCGTGGTGCGCACAGTGACGGTTGGCCAGCAACAATGGCTCTATCCTGCAGCCGATATCGCTTCGGATTTCGCCGTCTTGCCGCCCACGCTGGACATCACCGTTAGGCAACTGAGCACCTCGGTCGGGTGGGGAATCCCCGCCACCGCGCGCCTTGTGCTCATCTGAAATCGACCATCGACACAAGCAAAGGAGCCGCGCAATGATCGCGATAAAACCATGGTATCTTTCGCGTACGATCTGGGCGTCGATCGTGACCATATTGACCGGCGCTGCCGGCCTGACGGGCCTGCCACTTGACGGCTTGGATGGATCGGCGCTCGCCGACACCCTTCTTCAGGCTGTCAGTGCGATTTCCGGCCTGATCGCCGTCTTCGGCAGGTTGTCTGCCAAGGAGCGAATAGGCTAGGATTGGCTCACGGCATGGCTGGGCGGGAGCCATGCCGTTTCTGGCACGCATTTGCCAAGCCGGGTGGGGGAAAATGTTGAATAAGCATGGTGTTCATTCCGCGTTCAGCCGCAATTGGTTAGGACGTCGAGCATGAAAAAGTTTCGTCACCTCTTGAGATCGGTTCTGCCGGTGATTTGCGCATCCGCACTTGGGATTTCCGAGGCGATTGCGTTGCCGGTAGCCGCGCCTCAGCTGGAAAGCCCCGTCGTCAAGGTTGCCGCCGATTGCTACTCCATCGGCCAGCAGGTCGCCGCACAGGCTGGAGGAACGCTGGCCAAGGCCTCGGAAGCGAACAGGGGCGGCCAGTCGGTCTGCGTTATCGTCGTGCTGATCCCCGGCAAGGACGGGCAGCGCCCGCGCCGCACGGAAATCGTGGTGCCTCAGGGTTGA